CAGGAAGTTATCGAAGAATGTGCAGCATTTCCATATGGAGATCACGATGATTTAGTGGATTCCATGACCCAAGCTGTTATGAGATTTAGACAAGGTGGTTTGATTCAACACCCTGAAGACTACGAGGATGAAGAGATGCCACAACAACAAAGGACATATTATTGATGGACGAGTTCATTAAAAAAATTCCAAAAATAGGTAAGATTTATAAATCAATAGATGAAGCTTATGGTGCTTTACTAAAAGGTTTTAGATCAATTAAAAAAAGAGAACCTAATGCTGTTGAAAATCAAATGATCCGAGAAGAAGCTAAAAACAAAATTCAAGCTCAAGGTGATAACATTTCTATTTTAGATGACTATAAAGATAAAGGTATTATGAGTCAGGCTCCAGGAACCAAGAAACCTATTGATGAATTAGAAGACTATACAATAAGTGATGAAGACGTCGTACAGAATCTTGTAGATCAAAAATTCGGTAAAGGTTATTTTGATAATGTAGAAGAAGTAAGCTTTGCACCAGGTATGGACAAAAGAGGTAAGATGGTAAAAGAATCACCGAGTCAAAGACAAGCTGATTTAGATAGACCATTTGTAACTGAAGAAGAAATGTCTGCATTTACATTAGAAGAGAATGCAAGAAAATTAAATAAAGCTAAAGGCTTCATTGATAAGTTAGGTGCTAAAACTACTAAACAAAAATTATTTATAGCAGACTTAGTTGAAGATGCAGGTACAGGTATATTTCAAGATGTAGATATGGGTGCAATTGTTAGATCTAATATGTTTGATGATTTGATTGAACAAGGTATTGACGATGATCTACTCACAAACATTATGTACTCAGGAACTAAATCAGATGACTTTGCAACTACACTTGCAAAGATAAAATCAAACGCTAGAGATGAAGGTGTTGATATAGATGAGACTGTAGATTTTTATGAAAGAGTTTTTGATGAAGTAGCTAGAGTTAAAAAAGCTATGGGCGGCAGAATAGGTTATGCTGAAGGAAATGACGATCCTAAAAAATTAATTAAAAAAATACCAAAAGTTGGCAAAACAGTATCTGGAATAGAATCTTTAAAAAGTGCTATTAGTAAAATCATGAATAAATTTGGTGAAGATTCAATTACTACTGCAGACAAAGTTGATCAACCAGAAAAAACTACACAACAATTAATTTCAGAGTTTGAAGCTAGAAATAAACCAGATGCAATTACTATGGAGTCTAGAGAAATTTTAGATGTACCACCAGTTCCATCCGGATTTAAACTTAGTAAAGAAAAATTAATGACGAAGTTTCCAGAAATAGATGAAAACTTTGCAGATGATATAATGGATATGGATAAAGACACGCAAGGTAGAATTATTAAAATGTTAGAAAACAGAAGATTAGATCCAGAAGCTTATGATAGATTATTAGCAGAGTATGGTGATACTTTAGAATTTCAAGCAGAGTTTGATAAAGTTACTAGAAGAAAAAATAATAATCAAGGCGGTCTAAACTACTTGATGGGACTATAATGTCTGAAGTAAATAAGATAGCAAATTATAATCAAATGATGTCTTGGTTAACAAGACCATCAGTTCCAAAAACCGAAACTAGAGAAGACTTTGCAATAGGTGGTGGTGCAATTGAAGGAGAAGATCTTGGAACACGTGAAGGATTTAAAGAACCTTTAATTAGAAAAGGAAAAGTAGGCACAGATAGAGAAGGACTTTTTGGAGTAAGAGCAACTAATGTAAGTGAAGCAGATAATATTCCAGGGGCTGTAAAATTTGGTAAAGAACAAGTTTATTTTAATACTGAAGAAGAAGCAAAAAACTATTATAAAAATAGATCCAAATATTTTAAACCCACTGTTGGAAAAGATAAAATTAAAAGTGATGACCCCGCAAGACTAAAGAAGATAGATGAATATGTAAAACAATTCGAAAAAGATTATGGTAAAAAACCTACAGCTAAAAATATTAGAACTGCATTAAATGAACAAGCAAGAGTTATAGATATTTATGAAGCAAAATATAAACCACTTCCAAAAGGAACGGCAATTACAAATGTTGATACAGATGTTTTTAAAATTTTAAAAAATCCTAATGTTATTAAAAAATTAGAAGCAGGTAGATTTCCGTCTATTACTGACATAAGTAAGATTACAAAACTAGATCCTGTTCTTTCCGAAACAAGATTAATGGATGTTGCAGAAAAATTAGCAGATACTAAATATGCTAATGTTGCAAAAAATTATTTAGAAAATACAAGTTTAGTAAATCCCGATAGCCCATATGGAGGCTCAAAAGGAAAACGAGCAAGAATTATTTTAGAAAACCGTTTTACAAAAGGTATGGGTTTAGATCGAAAACTTCCCAACATAAGAAATGATATTTTACAAGAAATATATAAAATAATACCTGAGCTTAAAGGAAAGGGTATTTTAGCTGTGGATGAAATATCAGGTCTAACAAGTAGTATGCGAGGAGGTATGAGTCCTTATCCAATATTTGGTCAAGTAACAAGTTCTGATTTTAATACAATTCAAAAAGGTAGAACGATTGATAAAACAAAAGGTATTTTTGAAAAACAATTACAAAAATTAAAACCAGGTGATCCTGAAAGAGCTAAATTAATTAAAAAATATAATGATGAAGTATCTGCATTTGTTAGAGAATCAAACATAGGTAATCCTGCAAAGAAAGTAAAAGCATTCAAAGTTTCTACTAAACCACCTAGTGAAACAATTAAAAACAAAAAGGTGTATAATGAATTTAAAGATCAATTTGATGCTCATTATAAAAAATATGGATACTCTTTTGAGGTACCGAAAGATACAGAATCTCTATTAGATATAAGAGATAAATTAAAAACAAATGAATCTTTTAGAAATAAAGTTAAACAAAATTTTAATAAATTAATAAAAAGTAAGGGTGGTAAAATAGGTACCGCAGCATTTTTAGCAACTGTAACACCCACGGCTTTTGCTCTCGCTGATGAAAAAATAGCAGATGAAAAACCAGTTGAAGGAACAAAAGAAGGTTTACCATATGAAGCAGCATTACCTCTCGGAGGTTATTTGGGAAAATATGCAGTTCCTTTTTTAAAGAATACTGTTAAAGCTATAGGTTCATTACCTGCTGCTGGAACTTTTGCTGCCATGGATATAAAACAAGGAATGAATCAAGGACAAAGTTTTATTGACGCTGCAACAGATCCTACTGTTGGATTAGAATTATTATATCCAGAACTTTTTAAAGGTGCAGGTCCATTAATGGCAAAAGCTGCAAGAGTTTCTACTCCTATTGGAACTGGAATTGCTGTGGGAGGTACTTTAAAAAACAGAGCTAAAGAAATGATGAAGCAAGCTGAAGGTATAACTTCATTAGATGAGGGAGAGGAACAAAGAAGATTAATAGAAGAATATGCTGCTAAAGATTATAAAGGATATTACAATCAAGGTGGTAGAGTAAACTTTGCAGACGGACCAGAAGATCCTAAAAAAAGAAAGTTTATGAAGATCATGGGTGGTATTGCATCTATACCTTTACTTGGAAGATTTATTGATATTGGAACTCAAGCACCAAAAGTAGCTGAAGTAGTTAAAAGAACTGCTGAGGGTGTTCCTGCTTTTTTAACTGACCTTATTGCTAAAGTTAAAGCAAAAGCTGCAGAAAAAGGAACAAAATATTTTACAGGTAATAGAGCAGATGAATTTGCAGACGTTTATCAAGCAGATAATTATGTTGTTACGGAGCAAGGTAATAAAATAACACTTAGAGAAGTAGATGATCCTGACAGACCTGGTTATAGAGAAAATGAAATTGAATTAGAAGTAGACCCTGAAACCGGAGGCGTGACTTACAAAGAAGCAAGCGTAAGACCTGATGATGAAGGCAAGCTTAAAGATGTTGAAGAATACATTGAAGACGAAGATTTAGAAAACATGAGAAAATATACTTATGATGAATAAATACCCAAAGAAACACTTATTGCCTCCTGAGTCCGGACCCCTGCCTCAGGGCTTGAATATTAACTATAATACTGTTAAAACAGTCAAACAATCTGGAGAAAAAATAAATGGCGGATATAGACAAAGCACTTCCCAACGAAGTCAGAAAAGAATTCGAACTTCCTAGTGAAGAAGAAGTTCAAGAACAAGTAATTGAAGAAACTGAAGCACAAGAAGAATCTCTTGGTCCAGTTGATATTCAAGAAAATGAAGATGGATCCGTTGATATAAATTTAGATCCAGCTGCCGCAACTCCTGAAGGCGGTGATGAGCATTATGCAAATCTTGCAGACTTTTTACCAGATGATGTATTAGGTAGATTAGGTTCAGATTTAAATTCTAAATACATGGATTACACTTCTTCTAGAAAAGAATGGGAGAAAACTTATATTCAAGGTCTAGACCTTTTAGGTTTTAAATACAGTAACAGAACAGAACCTTTCCAAGGAGCTTCAGGTGCAACACACCCAGTTCTTGCAGAAGCAGTAACTCAATTTCAAGCATTAGCATATAAAGAATTATTACCGGCAGATGGTCCAGTTAGAACACAAGTAATTGGTTTATCTACACCGGAGAAAACACAACAAGCACAACGTGTTAAAGATTTTATGAATTATGAAATCATGGAAAAAATGAAAGAGTATGAACCAGAGTTTGATCAAATGTTATTTAATTTGCCATTAGCAGGTTCTGCTTTTAAAAAAGTTTACTATGATGACATGGAACAAAGAGCAGTATCAAAATTTGTTCCGGCAGATGATTTAATTGTTCCGTACACAGCTACCTCATTAGATGATGCGGAAGCAATTATTCATCGTGTAAAAGTTTCAGAAAATGATTTAAGAAAACAACAAGTAGCAGGTTTTTATAGAGACATAGACTTAGCTAAACCTGATAGCAAAGAATCTGATATTGAGAAAAAAGAACGAGAGTTAGAAGGTACATCTAAAACTAAAGATGAAGATGTATATACATTATTAGAATGTCATGTGGATTTAGATCTAGAAGGTTTTGAAGATGCAGATCCAGAGACTGGTGAGCCCTCAGGAATTAAAATACCTTACATCGTAACTTTAGAAGAAGGGTCACGAGAGATTCTTTCTATTAAAAGAAACTATGAAGTAGGAGATCCATTAAAAAAGAAAATACAATATTTTGTACATTTTAAATTTTTACCCGGTCTAGGTTTTTATGGTTTTGGTTTAATTCATATGATTGGTGGATTGTCAAGAACTGCAACAAGTGCACTTAGACAATTATTAGATGCTGGAACTTTATCTAATTTACCTGCTGGATTTAAACAACGTGGTATTAGAATTAGAGATGATGCACAATCAATTCAACCCGGTGAGTTCAGAGATGTGGATGCACCAGGTGGAAATTTAAGAGATTCGTTTATGATGTTACCATTTAAAGAACCATCACAGACTTTATTAAGTTTGATGGGTGTTGTAGTAAACGCTGGTCAAAGATTTGCATCGATTGCAGATTTACAAGTTGGTGATGGCAATCAACAAGCGGCAGTAGGAACAACAGTTGCTCTTTTAGAGAGAGGAAGTAGAACTATGTCTGCGATTCACAAAAGAATTTACTCAGCTCTTAAAAATGAATTTAGAATTATGGCTAGAGTATTCAAGTTATATCTACCACAAGAATATCCGTATGATGTAGTTGGGGGTCAAAGAATGATTAAACAACAAGACTTTGATGATAGGGTAGATATATTGCCAGTTGCTGACCCTAACATTTTTTCTCAAACACAGCGTATTTCCCTCG